CAAGCAAGTGCACCAAATCAAGCATTGTATGGTACAGACTCTTATGGCTCTGGAACATATGGTGAACCTGGTATTTCTTCACAAGCTGAGGTCAGCCAACCTGCTTTTCATAAAAACCTTCAAGCAACAAGTACTAACAAGTATGGTTCTGCTAGGTATAATGAAGACATTTATGGTAACTCTCGCCGTATCTTTACAAACTCTGAAGTATCCTCCCCTGCGTTAGGCCAAGTACTTCTCGCAGATGATCTAAACCCTCAAGCAGAGACATCAACACCTGTTATAGCTCAGCATCAAACTATTCTAGCTGAAGATATAATTACACAACAAGCATCTGAGGTTACAACTCCTACCTTTAGTGAGTTAAATGCATTCCTTTCTGTAAATGTGTCTACTCCTTTATCTGAGGTTACTAACCCTGATATAGATGAATTAAATATACTAGACGCTACAGATAACTATTCTTCTACTACTTTAACTATGGTAGGACTAGGACAGTATCATAACATATTAGCAGACAGTTTAGAGTTACCTTCAGAACTTACAACACCTGGATTAACACAGCTTCACCCATTTGATGCTGTTGATTTAGTTTCAACATCTGAAATAACAACACCTGTATTTAGTGAATTAAACATATTTACAAATACACAAGATACTAATAATATTCTAAGTAATGTTACAGAGCCCTCTATCACACAGGTAGAGACACTAGAGGCTCCAGACTTAGAGTTACCTACAGAGTTAACACAACCTAAAGTAACAGAAATAAACAACTTACTAGCGGACAGCATTGAGACAGATGCGTCTGAAGTAACAACACCAGTAATAGGTCAGTTAGGTATTCTTTCACCTAGACCAGTTGAAGGTATTACTGAAACATCATCTGGTACTATAACACAATATCATAACATCACTTCAAGTGATACTGAATCTAATACAGAAACAGGAGCACCTGTAGCTGTTATTGCTATTCACTTATTAGCTGATGATATTCAGACTACTGCTGAAGTAGACAGCCCTGTTATAGCACAGAGCAATGTACTAGCTTCTGTAAATATAGACACAAGTACTGAGGTTACTAACCCTGATGTAGACGAACTTAACATCTTTGATGCTAGTGATACACAGTCATCCACTTCTGTAGGTATACCAAGTGTAGGTCAGTCACATAACAACGATGCAGTAGACACAGAAACAACTACTGAAACATCAGAACCTGTTCAAATAACTAATGTAGTATTCTTAGCAGACTATATAGAAACAACTACTGAAGCATCTACTCCTGGTCTATCTGAGCTTAATATCTTTGGTGTCACACCTATTGAGTCTAACTCAGAAATAACTAACCCAGACGTAGACGAGTTAAACATACTAGATGCTACAGACGTGTCGTCATCGACTACGTTAACACTGGTTTCTGTATCTGAGCGCAATATATTCTTAGCTAATAGTGTAGAAGCTCCTAGCCTTGTAGATGAGACATCTATAACACAGGTAGAAGTACTAGACGCAACTGATGTAGCTAATCAACCAGTAGTTTCAACTCCTGGTATGGTTGTTAAAGTCAACTTTATATCAGTAGGAACCGAGTCTGATTCACAAAGATCAGTACCTGTTATAAGACAAGCTCAAGAAATACTAACAGTAAGCATAGAGTCTACAGCAGAAGTTACAACTAATACAGTTAATCAGTCACAAACCCTTGATGCTGTAGATACAACCTCTACAAGTTCTCTTGCACCTAGACCTGTTATAATAGAATTAAAACCTTTAGGACAAGATACTACTAGAACATTGTTAGTATCTTCTGAGTCAAGAACAGCAATAGTAGGGAGAGCCGCGTAATGAAATGGCCTATCAAAGACCCAAGTGAAATACTAGATTACTCAATAGATTGGTCAAGATTCTTAGAAGGGTCAGTAATACAATCAGTTCAATGGTATATAAGAGATGTAGATGGAGTTAAGACACCAGTAACACAGTCACAAACCGTACAAGGTTTAACTCTCTTCTCTCAAGTAAGTACTAATACGGTAGCTACAGCTCGTTTTGGTGCAGGAATAAACAACGTAAAGTACAGAATAACTTGTGCTGTAACATATGATACTCATTTAGTAGCTGAGAGAGTCGTACAACTACCAGTGAAGGATAGATAATATGGCTTACAACTATTTAGAATTAGTAAATGATTTAAATCGTAGAGTAAATGAAACAGAATTAGATAGTTCTAACTTTATAGGTGCTACTGGTTATTACAACACAGCTAAAGATGCTATCAACTCTTCTATTAGACTATTAAACCAAGAGACTTTCCAATGGCCTTTTAACTTCATTGAACATGAAGAAGACCTAACTCCTGGTACAATGCGTTATGATAACCAATAAAACTCTTAGCCTATTGACTTTAATACATTCCGTGTTAAGCGTGATGATACTTTAGGTAACACTACTACAATATTAAAGAAGATGGACTACGAAGAGTACTTATCTAAGCACGTAGATGATGAGTACAACACTAGTACTTCTGTACGCGCTATACCTACTCATGTAATCAAAGCTCCAGGAAATCAGTATATAGTATACCCTTCTCCTGATAAAGAGTATGAGATTGTATTTGAAATGTATACTTTACCAGTAGACCTTATCTTGTACTCAGATGTACCTTCTGTTCCAGAAGCTTATAGACACATCATAATTGATGGTGCTATGTACTACGTTCAGATATTCCGTAATGATAACCAATCAGCTCAGATGTCTTTAGGTAAGTTTAATGAAGGTGTTAAGAATATGAGAAGTATCTGGATTAATAGATTTGAATATGTATACGATAATAGGGTACATTACTAATGGCTACAGGTTGGGAATCATTTCCACTAGAGCTTAAAGGTGGGCTAATTAGCAACATGTCTAGGTTACAGCAAGGGGTTAAAGCTCCTGGTTCTGCTAGAAGGTTGACTAACTTTGAACCATCTGTTAAAGGTGGTTATCGTCGTATTAATGGTTATGCTAAGTATGATAGTAATATTATACCTTCGTATGGCTCTCCAGTAGTTCAAGGAAGCTCACAGACAGGCACTACACTTACTATTGCTAACATGTTCTTAGAAGTAGAAGATGGCTCTACATTCGAAGTAAATGGTATCTCAGGTGTATACACTGTTGTATCAAGTACTTGGTCATTCTCTAATAAAGAAACTGTTTTAACTATAAGCCCTGCACTATCAGGTAGCCCTATGGATAAAGCATCAGTTATCTTTAGTAACAGAATTAGTAAAGCAGAAGGTCTATTTTGGTTTTCTGATACAGAGACTAACTCAAACGTAGCAGTTGTTCTACGTGATGGTAGTTTATTTACTACATCAGGTGGTGGCTTTACAGATATAAGTGCACCTGGGTATGGTACTGTAAGAGTTAAACACTCAGGTCAAACAGGTTCTACATTAGATGTAGATGGTATAGCAGTTGATACTATCAAACCTCGTGTTGGCGATACATTCAGTATTGCAGGTACAGAGAAGGTATACACTATCCTAACAACCCCTGTAGTGGCCTCAGGACACGCTACACTAAGCATCTACCCTGCTCTAGCTAGTAACCCTGCTGACAATGCTATCCTGACGTTTATGGGACGTTCTCAGGCAGGTGGTTCTAAAGCTAGATTCCAGAACTTTAACTTTGATGGTACAGAACGTCTTGTAATGGTTGATGGTACTAACTATCCTATTACTTGGAATACTAACGAACCTATTAAAGTTATAGATGGTAATGTAGACATATTAGGTGCAGAAGTTGTATCTCAGTTCCATGATCATCTATTCTTTGGTAAAGGTTCTTTACTAACATTCACAGCTCCGTTTGCACAGAATGATTTCAGTACTGGTAATGGTGCAGGTAGTATAAGACTCCCTGCTCGTATTACAGGTCTAGTAACATTCCGTGATAAGCTAATCATCTTTACTAACTCAAGCATACATCAGTTGACAGGTACTAGTTCAGCTACATTCCAGTTAGCAGAGATAGTAGAAGACATTGGTTGTTCAGAGCCAGACACTATCCAAGAAGTTGGTGGTGATATTATGTTCATGGGGCCAGATGGTCTAAGGTTCTTAGGTGCTACTACACGTATCGGTGACTTTAACTTATCATTAGCTTCTCGTAATATACAAGACCAAGTAACTCAATTCCGTACAGACTACACAGACATCGTATCTTTAACTATTCGTGGTAAATCACAGTACCGTGTAATGGGTTTTGTATCGGGTCAAGTAGAGACTAACGCTAAAGGATTCATTGGTACACAGTTTGCTGACCAAGATGCTAATAGTTTTGCATGGTCTGAGACTGAAGGTATTAAAGCATACAGAGCTACTTCAGTAAACACTGGTCAACAAGATATATCATTAATTGTAGGTGAGACAGGTTACGTTTATCAATTAGATATAGGTTCTACCTTTGATGGTAATGCTATACCTTCTGTTTTATTTACACCTTTCATGGCAATAAATGACCCTAGGATAAGAAAGACAATGTATAAAGCTACTTCATTCTACGACCCAGAAGGTTCTGTAGAAGGTAGTTTGACATTTAAGTATGACTTCCAGAGACCTGGTGTTATACAACCCTCCGCTTCATCATTAAATGGTGGTGGATCATTCTCTATATTCGGTGAAGCTGTACTAGGTGCAGACGAGTATGGAGGCAACCCTGAGACAGTAATCGAAACAAATACAACTGGCTCATTCTTTACAATTTCATTACAATATGAATTTAATGCAATTAACCCACCATTTATAGTAGATACAGTTCTACTTGAATACTCAAACAACGATAGGAAATAGACATGGGAACAGGTTATACACGTAACGATACATCTAACAACATAGCCAACGGTAACGTGATTGACGCTGCTGACTTGGATGGTGAGTTTGATGCTATAGCAACAGCATTTGGAACATCTGGGCACTCCCATGATGGTACAACTGCAGAGGGTGGAGCTATTACAGTAGTCGGCCCTACACAAGAATTCTTAGGAGATGGAAGTTCATTCTACCCTAAGTCAGACGCTACTTACGATTTAGGTAAGTCAACTGCTTCATTTGATGTAGCATACGTTGAGTCAATCGACTTAGCAGGTACAGCGATTACTGCTAGTGCAGCTGAGATCAACTACACAGACGGTGTTACTTCTAACATACAAACACAGCTAGGTACTAAACTACCATTAGCAGGTGGAACAATGACTGGTGCTATAGACATGGGGTCTAACAACATTACCACAACAGGTAAAGTATTGTTTGCTAACATGTATGCAACAGAAGGTGACTTACCAAGTGCTACTACATATCACGGTATGTTTGCACACGTACATGCAACAGGCGCAGGTTACTTTGCACACGGTGGTGCATGGGTTAAACTAGCAAATGATTCTCAAATATCAGATGAGAACTTCACAACTGCTGACCATACTAAACTAGATGGTATTGAGACAGGTGCTACTGCAGACCAAACTAAAGCAGACGTTGAAGGTCTAGGGATTTCTTTCTCAAGCTTATCAGCTAAGCCTACTACAATATCTGGTTACGGTATCACAGATGCTTCAACTACAACTGAAATGAACGCAGCTATATCTACAGCAGTAGGTAACTTGATTGATTCAGCACCAACAGCTTTAGATACACTAAACGAACTAGCTGCTTCTTTAGGTGATGACGCTGACTTCGCAGGAAGTATGACTACTAACCTCGCAGGGAAGTTAAGCCTTTCTGGTGGAGCTATGACTGGTGCTATCACAACTAACTCTACATTTGATGGACGTGATGTTGCGGCAGATGGTACTAAGTTAGATGGTATCGCAGCAAATGCTACTAACGTAACTAACAACAACCAAATCGCTAACGGTTCTGGATACATTACATCTTATGTAGACACTACTTACAGTGCGGGTGCAGGGCTTGATATATCAGGTACAACTTTCAGTGTTGAGAGTGACTTGCGTGGTGATGTTTTCTTCATGGGTCGTGACACTAACGATTACTTTGCTTCTCAAACTGACAAGTTCCAGTGGTACTTAGATGGCAATGAAGACATGCGTTTAGAAAACGATGGTGACTTACACGTTGATGGTAACGTGGTTGCTTACTCTACAACTACTTCAGATGAGCGTCTTAAGAAAGACATCGTGAAGATTGACAATGCTTTAAATAAAGTAGCTGCGTTAAACGGTTACACATTTGAGTACATCCATGATGGTAAGAAATCTGGTGGTATCATTGCTCAAGAAGTTGAGAAAGTAATGCCAAGTGCAGTTACAGAAATGAAACTACCACTTAAGTCAGGTGATGACAAAGAGTACAAAGTTGTTCAGTATGACCAATTACATGGTTTGCTAATCGAAGCAATCAAAGAATTGAAAGCTGAAATAGAAACATTGAAAGGGTAATCTTATGGCAATACAAACAAGTGGCCAAATAGCCATGAGTGATATTATGACCGAGTTGGGTATCTCAGGTCAAACTGCCTTAAACGATGCAGATGTCAGGGGTCTTATTGATAAGTCCTCTGCTGCTCAGATGTCTATGAGTGAGTGGTACGGTGCAGCAGATGTATTTGCATTCAATATAACAAGCAGCTCTCAGTCTGGTCTAACTCTAAGTACACTGGCAACTGCTGCAGGTTGGGACGGTACTACTTCTGTAGAAGCTACTATCAACTCAGGTGTTATACTAAACACTATAACCCCTAACACAGCTGCATTGACAGTTAATATAGCTAACTCAACCATAATT